TGCTTCAATCCGTAGTGTTCAACGTGCTGTTAGGTCATGGTATAATGGAGCTCAGATCTGCACGATGCCACCGAAAGTATTGGAACAGATGTATGATCACATTCTTACCGACAAGGGTTTAGAAATTTTTGATAACGATTGGAAGCAAGTAAAGCAATGACATTTACAGTATACTCAAAGGATGGTTGTCCCTATTGCACTAAAGTTGAGCAGGTGTTACAGTTAGCAGAACTCAAGTATGTCATATATAAACTTAACCGGGACTATACCCGTCAAGAGTTTTATGATAAGTTTGGGCACGGGTCAACCTTCCCAAGAGTTGTTAAGGATGATACTCTTATTGGTGGTTGTACCGAAACTGTACAATATCTAAGAGAACAGAAATTAGTCTAATGGAAAAAAACCTCAATGACATCTATGATCTTATTGAACATGCGATTGACAATGCCTTTGGGGGACAAATGAATTTAAAATTTTACGACTATCTAAAAACTACAAAAGTTACAAAGCATGAGATAGATGCGTTTATTGAAAGTTCCACGGCTGCAGAGATCAGTGACATTACAACTCAACTAGAAGAGTATCTTGAAGGTGGTAATGACAATGCTCATAAACAACTTCGTGAAGGGTATGGACACATTCCTAAACCTCAAGCGAGGAAGATTAAAAATTACTTGTATAGCATCTTAGAAGATGCATCGAAATATAGTCATGACCGAAGACCTGGCAGAAGAAAAAAACAATCTAAATAATCACGAAACCAACATCAACCGTGGAGTTGAGTTGTTGTTACGCAACAGGAGGAGGAGACCAGAACCACCCAAAACTTTTCAGGTAAAGTTTGGTAAGATGGTGTCTCTCTTCCGAAGAGAGATTGTCTTTCATCTAAACTTCTATCTGGACATCAGAAAGAAATAATCTCTGGAGGACAGAAGATGTTAGCAGTAACACTGACCATTGGAACATTGGTATCGATCATGTTCTTTTTTGTAGGAGGTGTGGTAGGATGGTTAGCGAAAGACCATGTATATCAAACCCAACCCGTTTATACTCACCCAGAGATGTTTGATGAAAACGGAAATGTATTACCAGACGAAATTTTAGCAGTACGATTTGAAAATAGCTATGACGAGCTCGACCAAGAAGACGACGAAAACTAAAGAGGAACTACCACCCAATCCATTCATTCACGAAATTCTTGAGGTTGCAAGTAAGCAACGCTCAAAGGCAAAGAAGATTGAAGTTCTTCAGGAGTATGCTAATCCTGCCCTGAAGACCCTCTTTATTTGGAACTTTGATGACACTGTAGTTTCTGTAGTTCCAGAAGGTGATGTTCCTTACAATCAGAATGAAGTTCCCGTTGGCACTGATCACACTTCTCTCCGAAAAGAGTACAAGCACCTTTATAATTTTGTGAAGGGAGGAAATGATTCTCTCACCTCCCTCCGCAGAGAGACAATGTTCATTCAAATTCTTGAAGGTCTACATCCACAAGAAGCTGAAGTCCTTTGTTTAGTTAAAGACAAAAAGTTACAAACTAAATATAAATTAACATACGAGGTTGTTTCTCAAGCATTTCCCGATATTCGTTGGGGAGGTCGTTCATGACTGTTGTTGCAGAGCAAGAAAAAGAAATGGCAGAATACGGATCAGAGGTTAGTAAAATAAATCCATCTGATTATAGTTGTCAAATCCTGCTGGAAAAAACTACGGTAGAAGCAGCAAATGATAAGTCGTTTCCTACAGATGCAAGACTTATCTGGTATGTTGTTGATGGTGAGACACATGTTGACCTTACGAGATGTAGTAAAACATCTCAACTTTTTGACATGTACTATGACAAGTACGGAAAGGATGCAGTTCAAAAAATTGATTTTGGATATGGAACGGTCAGTCCCAAACTTTGGGGAGTAAAACCAAAGAAAGAAAAGAAAAGAAAATGAATGATGATGATCTAAGGAATCAAATTAATGATTTGATTCGTGACGAAATTCAAGAAGCCATCAATGATTATGTTGATGAAAAAGAAGAGCAATCAAAAAGTGGACTTGGATTTGTTCGCTCTGATGAAGAGAAACAACTGAAGGTTAAAGTCTCAAATGATGAGATTGATAAAATTCTAAAAGAATATAAGAAAATAAAGAAGGGTCAAAGATCTAATCTTTCGCACATTAAAAAATTAGGATTGGTTGACAAACACGGTAGACCATTAAAATAAATACACTAGCAGGAGTGTTCCGCGTATGCTTTCCACCCAATATAGGTTGCGACTTGAAGCAATCTGCGAAAAGATAGTTCTTGGTGAGGACGTATCTTTAACTGATATGATCTGGGCAAACAAACTAGCAAAAGCAAATCAAAGTGCAGCATCAATACTAAGGAAAGCACGTAGAAGAGCATCCAATCCCAATATGGAGGAGGGTGGACTTGATGATTTTATGAACCAGATGGATTTAGGTGACCCGGATCCATCTAATCATTCATCAGGGTTCGGTAGTGCAGATGATATTGCAGATTGGTTTTCCCACGAAAGAACAGATGATTGGAGACAGAGAGACTGATGCAAGCACTAATTTATTCTAACGGCAGTCAAGAATGTGAAAGGGCTCAAGACCTTCTTCAAAGTATCAAGGAGGATGTCAGAGTTTTTAATCTTAATACAGATTTTACAGACAAAGAATTTCGTGCAGAGTTTGGCACTGAGGCAGAGTATCCACAGATCTCCATTGGACTTAACCATCGAGGGTCCTTGAAGGAGACACTGCAATACTTGTTTAAAAAATAATTAAACTGTAACACAAGTTACAAAACTACTTGACTATATAATCTATGAGGTCTATAATAGACCTGTCGTTCATCCCACTCTTGGGTGGGACGCAAGTAAGTCGCGGAACGGAGCGTTCATCCCATGTTGCCAGAATTTCTTCTTTATTCAAATCTTCTTTGTGAAGATGCTGATGCAATCATGCTCAGGATCAAAGCAAATGAGGATATGAATTCTATTGTTAAAGTTGAATTGATTGATACAATTCGGGAGGCAACTCCTAATTGTCCATGGGACGCAAACGACTAAAGGAACGGACCTAAAAATCCAATTACTTTAGGAGTAACTATCATGAACACACTCAATCTCATTCGCAAGCAGATCCAAAAGGCTTCTGCATTGCATGATGCACAAATCTCTCACACC